CCTAAACCCTCCCCAAGTTCGCCTCTGTCAGCTCGCTCTTTCACCTCTTTTCTGCCGAATAGGCAGCTTAGAAAACAAAACTTGACGTTTCTAGTGCCAACTAAAACTCAACCCGAACGAACGAGCTGACGCTCTTTTGCTGCTGAATAAGTAGCTCAGAAAAGTGAATCTATCTTTTCTGCTTTTTCTGCCGAACAGGCAGTCTCCCCCCCTAGAAAAGCCCTCCCGAAACGGAGGGCTTTTTGTTGGCGTCAACAAAATGGTCGCACCGACCATTTGCCCGACCTTAGGAAAAAGGTTCCGCTTCCACAGCCCTTCGGCGACGAAGCGGCAACGACGCTTCGCCATAGTGGCAGAGGCAGCATGCCTCACATGCCACGCACGGCCAGCCATCGGCTCCCCACGAACTGGCTCAGCCGTGGCCGGAACTCTTCCAGTGCCCCGCTCGCCTTGGCCCGCCTCATGGCGACCTCGCAACTCTGCTCCATTGCCTGCTTAAAGCTCGTCGATTGCTGCAACGGAAACGCCAGCTTGGCCGCGAGGTTGCACGCTACCGCCCGCGTCAGCAAAGGAGGCATTAAGTGCACGTCCTCGCCCTTCGCCGACAGGTCGCGCACATACACCATGTATGCTGTGCTGTGCTGCGTTAAAAGCCTATCGCCGCGCACCTCGAACAGGTGCTGCCACTGCTCCTCTGCGTCCACCTCGTTGAAGCTCACGATGCGGATGTAGTCCTCTGGCAACTGATATGCATACGCCCAGCCAAGCGGCTTCTCATCGGGCGTAAGGCTCAGCTTAGGCAACTCCACGCCCGCCCTCGCGCACTTCCACTTGCCCATGTTCAATACCTCGCGCACCGCAGGCCCAATAAACCGACGGCAAAGCTCCCCCGTGGTCGAGTCCTCGCCCAAGCTCGTCAGCCCGCTCGACGTGTGCCCCACCTCGCCCAACGCCATATTGCAAATGTCTAACCTAGTCATAGCTCGCTCCTCCTCTGGTTATCGGCTCCCTGCCGAAGGACGGCGGGCAACGACCGCCGCATAAATTGGTAGCGGTCACTGACCGCAAAGAGGGAGCATGGGAAACGAAACCCACGCTCCCTCCCCACAATAACAACCCCCTATGTGGGAAATAAAAAAACCACACAGGAGATATAACAATGAATACAATAGACGCCCGAGAGCATAGCAGAGACCCACGCCGCCGCAAGCCCAAAAGCGTCTACGCCCATGCTATTCGGCGATATAGGCAAGATAAACGGTAATGTCTCGCGCTGCGCCAACCGCAGTGTCGAACATCAAGGTTACCACCTCGTCGCCGTCGCCCAAAACCTTCGGCTCAGTGAACTGGCTGCCAAAGCCCAGATAAGCAGGCGGCGAACCACTCCCAATCGAGACGTTCGTATTGGAGCCATGCAGCCGGATTTGCTCGCCGTAGAGAAGCGGGTCACTCGCCACACCGATTGAGACCTTAATCTCCGCCGCATGCTTGTGCACAATGCGCGAGAGCGCAGGCACCGGCAAGCAGTCCTTCGGTAGCTTCACCAAGTTTACTTGGTCGCCCACTGCCTCAGTCCCATCAGTCTTGTAGTGGCACACCGCATAACGCACTTTTCCATTCGCAAACCGCGCTTGTGCCGCACGGATTCCCCGACCGCTGTTGCTCTGGTCGTTGTACACATTCGTATTAAAAGTAGCCATAGTCGTTCAGTCCTTTCTTAAATCGTTGTTGGTTAAGGGGACTAAGGCACACGCCCCAGCCCCCAAGTTATTCAGTTACGCCTTAAACCTCGCAATCGATTGCGACCACGCCCTTATCCTCTAAGCGCAGTGCCCCATAAGTCGCCCGCGTATAAAGCTGCGTCTCATAGTTGCGCTCCGGTAGCGGGTCTACCTTCGCCTCGAAGTCGCGCCCCACGCCGAAGATTACCGAATCATTCGCATAGGCGGCGATTTTACCAATCCCCGAAGAGCTATCAAACGGCAACCCATCGAAAACCTTAATCTCAAAACCCATGTAGTGGCCAACGTCGCCACTGACCAAGGGTTTAATCGCATTAAAGTCCCCGCTGGTCACCTCGATAAGCCCCAGCAAGTCATCCAACTGGTCGTTGGTCATTGCCAGATACAGCTTGGCCCCCGGGTTCTGCTGGCCTTTACGCAACAGATACTTCGCTTGCCGAAGCTTGTCGAGGGTAAGCCCGCTATTCACAGGCGGCCCACTCTTCACATAGTTCACAGGAATAATCTGCGAAGCAGGCAAAGGCACCTGTGCAGTGACCCCAGTATGGAAATCTACCTCTTCGGTCGCATCACCAAACAGCGCATCAGAAATCAATAAATCCTTCTGGACATTGAATTGCCGCTTAACCGCTTCGTGATAAGTCGAGGTTGGGTCTTGAATCGACAGCTTAACCTTATCCTCATCCGCCGTAGAGGTCGCGTGGATGAAGTTGCGAAGCGTCATCGAACGCCGACGGTGGTTCATATCGATGCGCGGCGTATTCGCATGCCGCACCGTCAGTTCCATAATTTGAGTAGGGTCTAAAATGTCATAGTAGCCCACCCGCCCATGCTGCACCTCGCGCCGCACAGTATTTTCCAAAATACTATCGCGCTGCGAAAGCGTCAGATGAACATTAGTGTGAAATAAATCTCTTTGCCATTGGGTAATCGTTTCCATGCGTATCACGCCCCGCCTCCGCACGCCCTAGGCCCTGCACCGCTCACAGCATTCCCACGCCTCGCTTTGCACTCGCGCCACACACGCACAGAAACAGAGCCCTTTCTTATTCGTTAAGGGTTCGGTTTTGATAGTTCCTCGCGGCTGGCATCTTTCGGGGTATCCCGCCCGCTACTCGCGGCCTCGAATTGAGGGTATCGCTTTCGCATTAGGGGCCCGACTCAGTCGGAGGCACCGCGCTTTGGGCTTAGCTCCCGCTAAGGTGTCCTCTGCTCTGTGCGCCACTACCCATGCGCACTTAGTTAATAATGTCAATAGATTTTAGTTAACTAAGGAGAGAAAACAAAAAGAGGGCTCCGGTTTCCCAGAGCCCCCTTTCCGGTTATGCATAATGACGGCGTGGGAATATCACAAAACCACACCGCCAAAGTGTTTCTTGCTCTATGCAGCCATGCCCTCGCTGGCCTTTAACTGCACAAGCCGCTTTACTTGCGCAACGGCATCCTCGTGTGCAGGATGCTCACGGTTGAGATACGCCCCGTTCGGAGCGTGGATAATCGCCTTAATCTGCGCTTCAACATCGTTGCTGAACGCGCCCTGTGCGCCGTTCTCCCCGCCGATTCCCGCAGCAGGTCGCTCCTTAATCATTCCGGCGACCTTCACCATTGCCTTAAGGAAAGCAGGGCTACGCGCCTCAGGCATCGCCGCCACGTCCTCAGCAGTAAGCCCTAGCGCATCCATGCCCACATCCGCAAGCCCCTCGTTGCGCTTCCATCGAGGCCCATCCTTCGGGCCCCACTCTTTCGCGAGCTCTTGCGTGTAACCCTCAAGTGCAGCCTTTTGCTGCTCCTCGACTTGCGCATGCTGCCACAGCACCCCCTCGAAATACTTCCCTGCAATCGCCTGTGCCTGCTTCGGCGTCAGCCCCACTTGGTGGGCAAGTTGCGCATACGCCTTCATGCCCTCCTCATCGTAAACGCCCTCAAGCTGCTTCACCTCATTGGGGAACTCAAACTGGTAGCCGGTCGGGTCAGTCGGTCGGCCTACCTTCTCCCAAAAGTGCGCCCATTCCTCGTCAGAAGAGTTCTCGTTGGGCACCGGCACCTTGTCGCCCTGTGCGCCCAAGAGCTTCTGTGCGCTCTCGTAGCCCTTCACAAGCCCCTCGAAACTCTTGAACTTGCCCGCCACGGGCGCAGCAAAGTTGCCCTGTGCGTCGATAAACTTAGAGTAATCAATCGGCGTCGAAGCCGCGTTGTCGCTCGCAAATGCCGCGTTGTCAGCGGGCGCATTGGTCTCGGCCGGAGTAGAAGTGTCGGTTCCCATAGTTATAAAAGCTTAAAGTTGAATGTTCAGTTTGGCTAAAACGTCTTGCACCACCGGCCTTAAACCCCGCTCCGCGTAACGCTGCTTGGCCCGCTCAGGGTATTCCTTAAAATACCACTCCACAAACTCAGGCGTCATATCCCCGCGCCAGTCATAGGCCGGTGCTCCCTCCGGCAAGTCGCACATAATCTCAGTAAGCGTAAGCTCGCGGACAGGCTCCGGCTCAACAGGCTCTTCTTCTTGCGGCGCAGCTTCCGGCGACTCGGACACCTGCTCTCTATCGAAATACGCAGTCAGAAGCCGACCCACGCGGTTCCTGTACCGCCTCATACCCTC